CCTCGCTTGTCAGCGTGCGCCGCTCGGTGAACTGCTCGGGCCACTGGCTCGGGTCGGACGGCCCGATCAGAGCCGGAGATCCGGCCCTCTGCATCCTGATCCGCCCCAGGGCGGTCTCGATCGCCACGTCCCGCTCCCCGGTCCGCTGGCGCTCCACCTCGATCAGGGTCGGGAGCACCTCCCGCTTGATCCGATCCACCGCCCGGGAGGCTCGCCGGATCCTGGCGTCCAGGGGTGCCATGAGGGCCTTCTTCGCGGACCGGTGGGACTCCACCTCTCCCTCAACCCTGGCGAGAACGTAGAGAGCCGCCTCCGCCTTCTGGGGCACGTCGGACGCGAGGTCATCCCACCACGCGAGGATCTCCTGCTCTAGAGCCTCGGCCTTGAGGTCTCCTTCGGGGGTCCCCTCCTGGCAGGCGAGAGCCCACCGGGCCTCCAAGTCGAGGACGAACTGGCACTCACTGGCGATCTGGGCTGTGGTCTTGCTCATCGTCCCCTCCTGGCGTTCTCGCGGAGTGCGAAGATCACGGCCTCCCGGCCCGTCTTGCTCCCCATCATGTCCTCGATGCCGAGCCCGGTCGTCTCCTGGACCATGCTCTCAGCCTCCGCCCGGTTGGCCTCATCGGAGAGGTCCCCGAACACATGGATCAGCGCATTCGTGACGTGCTGGACGCTGTACTCAGGCACCCGCCCCGCGGGTGGCCGCGGGCGTCCCTGAGAGCGCCCTTGGGAGCGTCCAGACGGTCCGCTCGCGTTCCCGTCGTCGTCCTCCTGGGCCACGCCACAGATCGCCGCCAGAGAGTACCTCCTCAGGTAACTCACAGCCGATCCAAGGGCTTGTGCCTCGTTCCCACCTCGGACGGTGGCAGTTGTGGCGACCGTGCCACAGTCCAGGCTCCCAGACTCATGGAGGAGGACGGTCTGGATTGTGACCCTCCCGTGCTCGTCGTTCCCTGGCATCTGGACCACCGCGATCCCCTGCTCCGCGAGGGCGGGGATCACCACGTCCCGCACGGCGGCGAGGGACGCGAAGCGGCTCTTGAAGTGGGGGTTGGCCGAGTCCTTCACCACGTTGTCCATCGCGGCTTGGGCTTTGGCGAGGGCGGCAAAGAGCGCCCCCGGGTGTGTCTTGTCTTCCATCTCTCTCTCCTATCAGATGGCGTTTCTACAGTGCGGACCTTCCGTGATCACCGGAAGGCGTCCGAACCTCTGAGGCATCGGTGGACCCGCGAGCCACTCCCGCACCATCTCCTTCTCATGCTCGAAGGCCACGCCCTCCAGAACGGCGAGGACCGTCTGGACCCGCTCCCGCTCCTCGGGGGTTAGCTCCGCGAGGAGGAGGAAGGCGCGCAAGGCGGAGCACAGGTCATCGCGTCTCATCGTTTCTCTCTCCATCGGTGTGAACTGTACACCTACAGGCGAGGGGGTCAAGTGGTGAAGTGGAAAAAAGTCCACCCCACGCCGGGGGCCTCTGGTGTACAGTCCAGCCAGGAGGTGAGAGAGATGCAGATCGAGATCAAGCCAGAGGACGGAGTGGTCCTCCCGCACATCGGCCCGGTTCGAGGCGTGGTGAGCTATGCCCCCGGATACCCGAGCACATATTGGGAGCCAGAAGAGGGTCCAGAGGTGGAGAGAGCGGACCTGATCGACTCCTACGGTCGGCCCCTGGTGTGGGACTCGATGCCGGATGAGATGTGGGACGCGGCATGGTGCGCCTTGGAAGAAGCGGTGAGCGAGATCTACGGGGCGATGTATGACGAGGCCATGACGAGGAGCCTCGAAGATGCATAGCAAGTGTCTACAAGCCGCGGCCCTGTACGGTCCCCGCGCCGCGTGCGGGCCGGAGTGCCTCGTGGTGGAGCGTTACGCATGGGCGATGGGTGCCCGCGGGGAGGCTCTCCCGGAGAAGGTCCCGCCCCTGGCTCGGGAGGCGTGGGAGCACGGGCGGAGGTCCGTGAGGAGGCCGCTTGACCGCAAGCGGATCCCCTGCATAGACTGATCGAGTCCGAGAGGACACACCGCCGAGCGCGGGTTTCGTGAACGCCCCCTCCCCCACTGCTGGCCAGCAATCCGGGGGAGGGCGGCGGAACCCCGCCTCGAAGACGAACCCCGCGCCGCCCACCTACAGGCGAGCGCATGACACCCGCGACAGCGGGAATGGAGAGGTGCGCCGTGAACGAAAACAGAGACGGTATCGAGATGGGCACGGTGATCAACTGCACGGTGGAGCAACTGCTCAACGCCATGTGGGACCACGTCACCGGACACGGAAACGATCCCGTGGCGAGCATCGTGGAGATCCGGGTCCGTTGCGCTGGTGGGCGCGTCGTGGTCTTCCGCGACGACGAGAAGGCAGAGGTCCACGGTGGCTGACGTTCAGCCAGACCGGGCGATGCCGGTCCACCGGGACCTCTTCGCGGTCCTCAACAATGCCGACCTGACCCCGAGCGAGTTCCGTATGGTCCTCGCGCTGATCCGCGCCTCCTGGGGCTGGGGAAAGACCACGACCGAGCACAGGTTCTCCCATGCGGTGATCGAGTCCTTGACCGGGATCCGCGATCGGAAGCAGCGCAAGCGAGCCTTGGACGGCCTCAGGCGGAAGGGCGTGATCGTCCTCGTCCGTGAAGCTGACCCGCGCGCCTCCAGGCCCGCCGAGTGGGCTCTGGTCAAGGATTACGATTCGTGGGACTGCGCCCCGCTCGGGTGCCCCATATGGAGACAAGCCCCCGGGGGTGCGGAGCCCCCCGGGGTGGAGAGCCCCCAGGGGCACGAAGCCCCGCATGGTGTAGCCCCCCCGGGACCCCCGGGGTGCGGAACCCCCCAGCCCCCGGGGGTGCGGAACCCCCCACATGAAGCACAAGAAGAAGCACAAGAAGAAGCACAAGACTTGAACGTCGGCGGAGCGCCGACCCTGTTTCCGATGCCGAAGGCTAAAACGGCGGCTCAGGTTCGGGCAGAGCAGGCGGAGACGCTGATCGCCCGGTGGCATGAACTCGCCAAGACTCGGCGGTCCAAGGGCTCGAAGGCTGACGGACTGAGGCTCTCTAGTGCGAAGAAGGCGATCCAGGCCCACGGCTACGAAGCGATCGCGGAAGATCTGGAGGCTCTCGCCGTCGATGAGTGGTGGCGGGGGAAGAACGACCGAGGATCCGACGCATTCAAGGTCAACGGCCCAGAGGCCATGTGGGGCTTCAACTCCGAGTACAAGCGGAACACGCTGATCAAGCGGCTGGACAAGAGGGCGAGGGGCGTCCTCTCCGCTCCAAGCGTCCCCTCGGTCAAGGTCGAGCGGTGGTGGCGGGAGGTTGACGGGCACGCCCAGAAGGCGCGGGGCGACATCGACACTCTCCGCGTATTGGGTCAGATCCAGACGTTCGATCAAGCCCTGGACTACATCGCCCGCCAGGAGGGAGCGCCCTCGGTCCAAGCCCTTCGTCCCATCGTGGCGCGGTGGTGGGAGGATCAGCGGTGATCATCTCGGACAAGATCCCCCACGACGTGGGAGCGGAGCGGGCTTGCCTCGGGGCGGTCCTGATGTCACCGGACACGCTCTGGGACCTACAGGCCCAGGGAGTGGTCCCGGAGTCGTTCTACTCCGAGCCCCATCGTCTGATCTGGCGGACCTATCTGGAGTGCTCCCAGGCGAACGAGCCGATGGATCCGGTGGGAGTGGCTGGACGCCTGGAGCGGGCGGGGATGCTCGACAAGATCGGCGGGTACCCGTATCTCGTCGGCCTCCTGGGCTCCTGTCCGATGACCTCGGAGGTGGACAAGTACGCAGCCCGCGTCCTCATGGACGCCCGAGCCCGCGCCCTGATGACCTCGTGTGTGATGGCTCACGCCAACCTGAGCCGGGGCGGGGACTTCGAGGGAGCGGCCAAGATGCTCGGGGACACCATCGAGGAGGGCTCTCCCAAGCCCCCCACGTGCTCTCCCGTCTCCGATACGGCCCACCGGGTGGTGGACCGGCTGATCCGCGACGAGCCGGGGGCTCAGGCCCTCCCAACGGGGATCCGCGAGCTAGACGAGGAGCACGGACGGCTGATCGTGCTCGGGAAGGTGATCCTCATCCTCGGAGCGTCCGGTTTGGGGAAGTCCGCCCTCATGGGCCAGCTAGCGAAGGGACTCGCCGCCAACGGTCATCCCGGGTGCCTGTTCGGTCTGGAGATGACCCGGGACGAGTACATGGAGCGGGACCTCGCGAACGAGGGCCGGATCAGTTACAGCCGGATCCAGCACGGAAGCCTCACGGACGAGGAGAAGGCGATCTTGGTCGGAGCCCACGAGCGGATCGACCGGCTCCCGTATTGGGTGGACGACGACCTCCCGACCATGCCCGAGATCTACGCCAGGACCCGCCGAGGGGTCAGGACCGAGGGCTGGCAGTGGATCGGGATCGATCACGCCCACATCGTCCCCGCCTCCGACGACAGGATGACCGAGCCCGAGCGGATCTCCGAGATCGCGGAGTACGCCCAGAGGATCGGGAAGAAGTGCGGGGTGGCCGTGATCCTGTGCGTACAGATGAACTCCGACGTTAAAAAGCGGACCGACAAGCGGCCCAAACTCGGAGACATCGACTATGGGAAGAAACTCGTTCAGGCGGCGTCCACCGCTCTCGGGCTCTACAGGGACGATTACTACAACCCTGAGTCAGGCGTGAAGGGACTGGCGGAGGTGTCGATCCTTAAGGCCCGGTTCGGACGCCTGGGGCGGGCCAAGATGAGGTGGCGGGGAGAGTTCCAGAGGTTCGATCCGGTCGTGGGCTGATCGTGGTGCGTCTCGCCTTTTTCGGAAAAAGCGCGCTATCCGCTTGTGCTGGGATGAGGCTTGTCCTATAAATAATCCAACGGGGGGCAACGAAGCCCCAAGGAGAGAGACCATGACCAACGCCGACATCGCGACCCGAGACCTCATCGCCGCCATCCGCACCGCCGTTGCCGCGCCCAAGGGATGCGCCTTCAACTCGGTGAGCCGCTACATGGCCGAGGCGGACTACCTCCTCGCCAACACCGACCTCAACACGGACGCCGCGCGCCGTCGCGCCGGGAGCATCCGCCGCGCCGTGGAGACCAACGTCGCTCTCTACGCCTAACCACTCCAGCGCCCCGCCCGGGGCCTCGTACCGGGCAAGGAGGAGACATGGACACCGCCACCGCTCGCGGAATCTTCCGCACCTACATCACCGAGGCCGCGTTCTACGCCCGGTCCCTGCGCTCCCAGCGCAACCCCTCCACCCGCCTGTGGCTCGCCACGCGGGTCCACAAGTACCGGACCCTGGCCCGAGAGGCCGCGCGGGACCTGTAGGAGGGGCGGCTGACCGCTACACGGCTCGCCTTTTTCAAAAATAGTTCGATATGCGCTTGCGCTGAGAATCACCCGGGCCTATAAATAGTCCAACGGGGGGCAACGAAGCCCTAGAGGAGAGAGACCATGTACCCCAGCTTGACCGGATACGACGCCTGGAAGACCGCGACCCCGCCCGAGGGCGCGTGCGAGCACTGCGACCACGTCTACTGTCCCGAGGTGTGCGAGGTGTGCGGCGAGTGCCTCCACGCTGGAGACTGGACGGAGGTCCAGGGGCACGAGGTTTGCGCCTCGTGCGTCGAGGGCGGGTGCCCGACCCAGGACTACCAGCCGTGCGAGGTGTGCGGCGAGTGGGCCACCCTCAAGATCGGCTCCGTGACGATCTGCACCATGCCCGAGTGCGACACCCACAAGCGGCGGGAGGCTTGACCATGAGCAACGAAAACCATCACCCACGCTGCGCCACCCTGATCGACAGCGTGCTCCGCTGCACCTGCGCCCAGGAGGACGCCTGGGACGACAAGATGGCGGAGGAGGAGGAGATCCTTAGCTGGGTGCCCTGCGACTGCCATCGGGGGTGCGAGCGATGCGGCGGCGAAGGGTACGTCTACGAATGAGCCGGGCGATCTTGACCAACCTGCGCCCCTTCGGGGGCTCCTTCCGAGCCACGGCCACCCTCCTCCCCGGAGGACGCCACGAGGTGGCCCTGGAGGCCCGAGCGGGGCGCGTGTTCCTGGCGAAACCATACCCCGAAGGGCTCGGGGGCTCGGGCTTGTACGACCTCTCCACGGCCCTCCACCGTCTCAGGCTGGACCCCTCGGACACGCGGCCCCGGTACGTCTGGGCTTGCGGACACGAAGAGCCGGACCGGTGGTCCGTGGTGGTGGACCTGGGGCGGAAGTGCCCCGGGTGCATGGCCGAGGACAAGACCCGAGAGGCGGGCGGACGGGATCTGTTCGGGGAGGGCGTGCGAGCCCTGCACGATTAGAGCGCCCAGGACGCCGCCAGAGCGCGTTTCAGGGCTCGACCCTTGCCGGGGTATGCCTGGAGGTGGAAAGCGCACGAGAGCGGCTCTCAGGCGTCCCGGATATTTTCTTCTCTTTTTCTCTCTTTTCCACTTGCGCCGTGATGGGCGGGTCTAGTACAAATAGTCCAACGGCGGGACACAACGTCCCAGAGGAGAGAGACCATGACCCACGAAGCCCGATACTCCATCCGCGGAACCAACGGACACAACGCTGACGATCTGACGCTTTACGAAGCGGCCAAGGCTCTGATCGCAGCGCGGAAGGATGAGGCCCTGACCGACGCGAGCCACATCCGCCGCGGTGGCCGCCCGGTGGCTTTCTTCTGCGAGTGGCTGAACGTGGTACGCCCGATGTACAAGGCCCTCACGGAGGAGGCCGAGGTCATCGCGGTGTGGGAGATGGGGAGCTAGATCGGACCGGGGGTTCCTGGGCTCACTTCGAGCCTCGGCACCCCTCGCGGACGGCCTCTCGGACCGTCTCCCGGAGCGGGACGCCGTGCTCTCGGGACCGCTGGATCAGCCTCTCAAGGTCGCGCGGATCTGCCAGGACGCCGAAGGCGACCTCCCGGATCAGGGTCTGCTCGGAGCACCGGGAGCCGGATCTCATGGCGGGGACACGGAGGCCCCTCTCACGGAGGAACGCCAGCGCGTCCGCGATCATGGCGTTCTCGTCGTCGGTCTGGCCCCGCTCCTGATCCGCCCCGTATAGCGTGAGTCTGATGTCTCGCTTCATGCGACAAATGTACAGCCCAACCCTTGACCGGTCAATGTGTGTCCCTGTACTGTACACCCCGACCCGTGGAGGACCGAGACCCTGATGGATGACGACGACCGGGAGAAGCTATCCGAGGCCCTGGGGAGATCCCGCGGATGCTCGATCACGCTTGCGCTCGATCCGCACGAGGCGGAGGCCCTCCGAGAGTGGCGGGACCGGTGCTGTATCGGGTGCGGCCACTTCTACGTGGGCGGGATCAACTGCTCGCGGTGTGGAGAGCCTGGGGAGCCCCTAGAGAGGCCCCAGGACGGCCAACGGTCGGACGCCACGGCCCTGGCCCTTGGGCTGGAGGTCATGGGGATCGGAGGGGACGGATGATCCCCCGGGACTGGATCAACCTGTGGCGGGACGAGGATCACATCGTCCTGGAGGCGGTGATCGAACTCGGCGGAGGTCCTCTCTTGGCGATGGAGGTAGCGGGCCACTGTGAGATCGAAGCGGAGCGAGTGTGGCAAGCCCTGAGACGGCTCGTCTGGCGGGGTGTCCTCCAGTACGGGCCAGCCCTGAGAAACCGCGCCCGGTGGGAGCTATCCCGCGAGACGCGGCGACGACTTGAGGAGATGGAGGAGAGAGCATGAGGCACGAAGCGAGGATCACCGTCTGCTCGGTCATGCGGGACCTGAGCATGGACGCGGGGAGCGACACCGGGAAGCGTGTCGCGTGGTCGGCGGGCTCCCGGGTGCGGGATATGTGGGAGGCGGAGCACGACCGACGCCCCGAGATGCGTCTGGTCCAGAAGACCAGCGGCAGCGGGACGCATGACAAGGCCGTCTATCCCGAGTCATGGCGGGGGCGGATCGAGGAGGCGATCTACACCGCCGAGGTGGAGGTAGGCGCGGTGCCTGATCCGCGTCAAGTGGGCTTGTTCGGGTGATGCTCCAGGCACACCACGGCGATGGGCTCGCGATCTACCCGACGCTCCCCTCCGACGCCTACACGCTGATCGTCTCGGACGGCGCTTATGGGATCGGCGGGTTCCCAGGGGATCCGAAGTCCCCGAAGGGTCTGGCGGAGTGGTACCGGCCACACCTCGAAGCGTGGGACCGTCTAGCGGCCCCGTCGTCGTCGCTCTACTTCTGGTGTACCCCCGAGGGGTGCGCGCGGATGCTGCCGGTGGTTGAGGAGTACGGGTGGCGGTTCTACTCGTCGGTTCGGTGGCACAAGGGCATGGCGGCGCTTGCCGGTCGGCTTGACTCTGAGGCAATCCGAGGTTGGCCGGTATCGTCGGAAGACTGCTACTTCTTCGTCCGCGAAGCCGTGGATATCAGCGCGCTCGCGGCGCAAGGGGTCGCGCCAGGGCATGACGGACTCGCGCACAAGTCACTAATCGAAGCGGCGGGGGCGGACGAGCGGAACACGGTGAGGACGTTCCTCCGCGCGGAGTGGATGGAGCGCGCGGGGTTGACCATCGGAGACGCGACGGATCGCGCCTATCGTTCGTCGGCCTCGCACTACTTCACACGCTCCCAGTGGGCGTTCCCGACGTGGGAGGGGTTCTCAGCCCTTGCCGCCTACGCCCGCGAGCACGGACCACCGACCGAGCGCCCCTACCTCGTGACCGAGGACGTGTGGGCACGACGCGGCGGGCTCCGGGAGTCGTACGAGGCTCTCCGGGAGTCGTACGAGGCTCTCCGGGAGGAGTACGAGGCTCTCCGGGAGGAGTACGAGGCTCTCCGGGAGGAGTACGAGGCTCTCCGCTACCCCTTCACCCTCCCGCAAGGTGTAACTGACGTGTGGAGCGCGCCACCTGTTAGCGCCAAGCGGCGGCACTCATGCGCGAAGCGACCCGAGCACATCGAGCGGATCGTGAAGGCGAGCAGCCGCCCGGGGGATCGCGTTCTAGAGCCATTCGGCGGCGGGGCTCCGGTCTTGCGGGCGTGTCAGAAGTTGGGCCGGTCTTGCGATTCGATCGAGCGGGTGGAGGAGTGGCACCGCTGGGCTCTGGCGATCTTGGGAGATCACGGCGCGGTGGCCGAGCCTGGGATCCTCCCGGGCCAAGGGAGCCTGTTCGGATGATCCAGATCCGGCACACGGGCGCGGAAGACCTGATCGCATCGCTAGCTCCGGGGAGCGTCTCGGGCGTGATCGCAGATCCGCCCTGGGAGTACGGCAACACCACCACCGGAGGGAGCGGGACATCGTCCGCCGCCCACCTGTACCAGACCGGGTCCGACGCCTGGATCGCCTCGGTCCTCGCCTCGTGCTGGCCCTTGTGCGGACCCTCCGCCTACCTCGCGATCTGGTGTACGTGGCCGAAGCTGTCCGAGTGGTTCGCCGTCCACCACCTGATCCCCTGGCGATACGTCACGGGCGGAGCGTGGACGAAGGACGGGGGCTTCGGGATGGGGTACCACCATGCCGGGGACTCGGAGATCTGGCTCCTGTACGTCAAGGGCTCCCCCAGGCCAGCGGACGGACGCCAGAGCAACGCGATCCACGCCCCCAGGCTCGGACACTCGGAGAAGCCCCAGGAGGCCCTCGATCTGCTCGTGCGGACCGTCGCCCCGGAGGGCGGGCTGATCCTCGATCCGTTCGCCGGGGAGAGCGCCTCCCTGGCCCGGTGCTGCCTCCGACTAGGCCGGGAGTATGTGGGGGCGGAGATCGACGCGGAGAGGCACCAGAGGGCGCTCAGGAGGCTCTCAGGCGAGAGCGCGGAGCAGGCGCGGATGAGAAACCAGATCGCGCTATTCGGGGGCACCTGATCACACGCGAGCGGTGAGGAGTGTGGGCACATGGCAGGGAAGCCAGCGGAAGAGACAGTCACGCGGAGGCATAAGGTCCTCGCTCAGTACCTCTCACCGGGAGGGCTCGGGAAGCACAACTCCGCCGAGGTGGCGCGGGCTCTCAGGGTCTCCGAGCGGACCCTATGGCATGACCTCAAGGTGGTGCGGGAGCAATGGGCCAAGAGCGGCGCTCCTGTCCACCCGGACGCGGCCACAGTCCACGCCAGGATCGGCGCGGCCCTGGATGTGGCGTGGGGGCTTGTCAGGGAGGGAGAAGACGCGGAGACGGCTCTGAAGGCCCTGGATCGGGTCTACAAGGGGATCGACCTCCAGGCGCGCGTCTCGGGCGTCTACGCCCCGGAGAAGGTGGAGCACACCGTAGGAGAGACGGCGGGGATCAACCTGACGCCGGAGGATCTGGCGTGGTTCGCGCACTGGCGGGAGCGGTGGGAGGAGCTATGCGAGAGGCGGGAGGCGGGGACGCTCACGGAGATGGAGCGCCACGCCCTGGACGTGTTCGAGGCGGGGTTGTGAGCGAGAGGTGTCCTCTCTTCGTCGAGCTATGCGCGGGGCTCGCGTCCGTCTCGCTCATGCTCCAGGGCGGCAAGTACGCGCGCCCGCCTGTCTCGCGGATGGGCAATAAGCACGGCTATGGGCTCGCGCTGCTCCGCGTCATGGGCCTGCGACCGGGGCAGGGTGCCGAGCGGTACTTGTGGGCAGAGCCCGACCCGGGATGCCGCGCCCTGCTCCACGCCTACACCGACCGCGAGTTGATGCAGGAGGCGGCGCGCATCATCCGGTCGTGGAAGGACGAGGAGCCGCGCGCGCTGTGGGAGCGGCTGCGGGCCGAGGGTCCGATACGGGTAGGGGAGGCGCGGGAGGTGGCGCGGCATTCAGCACTGGCGCAGTGGTCATACCGGAGGTGTGAGCCGGATAGCGGGTGGTGTTCGGTGCATGTGCCGCAAGGCGAGGAGGCCATCATTGAGGGCGGCAGGAAGCCGGCGCGGAACATTGCGACTGATTACGCAGCCGCCCCCACCCTCCCCGCCACCGTCACCCCCGACGCGCGAGCGGTAGACCCGAGGGAGGTGGCGCGCTTTAACCTTGTCGCTGCTTGGTGCGCGCAAGGCGACGTCAACGCGCCGGGCTATCGCGGCCCCGGTGGGAACCTAGGCGACTTCGGCGGGCCGTTGCTTTGTGCGTCGTCAATGCCAAACCGCATGGAGTCGCCGCCGACCCTCCCCGCCACCGTCACGCCCGACGCGCGAGCGGTAGACCCGCGGGAGGTGGCGCGGTGGTCCCTGGGGGAAGCGTGGACGAACTCTGGGCGATACATGGGGCCTGACCGCCCCTCCTCGTGCCATGCAGAGGGATGGGTTGCAAGCATTGAGAGGGCTGGACTTGCGAGGAGGTTTGACGCCGCCCCAGAAGTTCCCGCCACCCAAGCCCCCGACGCGCGAGCCATCGAGCCCGCCGACCTCCCGCCCGGGACGGTCGTATTCATCGACCCTCCCTACGTCGGCACGACCGGCTATGGGAACGACCTCCCGCGCGAGGACGTGGTGGAGATGGCGCGGAGGTGGTCCGAGGCGGGGGCGCGCGTCTACATCAGCGAGGCCGAGCCCATCGGGGCGCTCGTGGCCGAGGGCTGGCAAGCCGTGGAGATCACGAGTCAGCGGGTGGGGCAGAGGAGGACGTTCAGCAAGCAACAGCGCGAGTGGGTCACGTGCTCGGAGGATCCAGCCTGGAGGCCACCGGTACAGGTCGGCCTTTTCTGAGGCCCCGAGCGGGAGCGAAGGGGGCAAAAAGGGAGCCGCGAGGATCCTCTATACGACCTCGGGCGCAAGTCCGCGGAAACACTAGGATCAGGGGGGTCCGTTTTCTTGGCGTTGTGCGTACAAAACAGCACCCTCTACTGTACACACGCCAGGAGGTGCGATGGTTGAGCGATTCCACATGCGAGTCTCCGAGGAGTGGCGGGAGGTCGTCTCAGGGGCGGCGGACCGTCTGGGGTGCTCTGTATCGGCCTATGTGGCCTCCGCGGCCCATGACGTGGCCGAGGGCCTAACGATCCCCGCCGAGAGGCTCAGGGAGGCGATCTCGCTCATCGAGGACGCTCAGAGCTATTCGATGGGGAGGCGAGCACGGCGGACCCTGGACGACGTGATCCACGTCCTCCTGGCGGCGATGGACGGCGAGCACCCCTAAACGCTCGACGCCTCGCCTTTTTCGCTTTTCTTTCGTTTTCCGCTTGCGCCCGAATGTGGGGTAGTTCTATAACTAACTCATCGGCGGGACACACCGCCACGGAGGAGAGAGAACATGACCAACCCCGCCGCCAACGACATCGCGATCAGCGCCAACGAGTTCCGCACCATCTTCGTGAACGTGCTCAACGACTCCACCACCCTGGGGGATCTTCTCGCGGACTCCGCGACCTTCCGCCGCCAGCGCGGGTTCCACAACAAGGCGACCGGCGAGTATGTGGCCGCTAAGGACTTCACCCTCCGCGGGATCCGCAAGGGCGGCGCGGGTCACGTCGCGGCCTACCTCGGAATGACCGGGACCGACATCACCGGACGCCGTGTCTGGCTTCTCGACGGAGCCACGGTTACGGACCTCGGGATTGCCTAGAGCCACCACGAGCCCACCCCGGGGCCTAGTACCGGGGACGGAGGAGAGACCATGACCAACGCCGCCGACCTTCCCAACAAGTTCGCCACTGATAGCCGCCTGTTCGTGTGGGACGAGATGAACGCCATCCTCGTCCGCATCGACTCCCGCGGGACCGGTCGGTCCCTCTGCCACCGTTACGCCCCCATTGCCGCCACCCCCAACGGCCTGGACCTCGGGCTCGCCTTCTGGGACACCTGGGGGGAGGTTAAGCCCCGGGAGTGCCAGGGCTAGCGGCCCGCCCACCACAAGCAAGCCCCGCCCCGAGCGGGGTTTTTGCTTTTTCTGCTCCTTTTCTCGCTTTTCCGCTTGCGAGTGCATTCGGCCCGGTCTATAAATAATCCAACAGCGGGGACGAGCCCCGGAGGAGAGAGACGATGACCACCACCCGCGCCAACATCTCCACCGTCTCCTTCGCCACCCGCCCCGAGGCCGTGGAGTGGCTCGCGGTCAATGACTTCCGCCGCTTGCCTGTCAAGGGCTCGGAGCGTTGGTCCGCCACCGAGTGGAGCGACGACGGGCGGAAGGGCGTGACGTTCGCATCCGCAGCGGGTCGCGACGAGATCGGGAACGTTATCGCCTTCGACCTCGTCACCTACTACTAGCCAGAACGCCCCGCCCGTGGCCTTGTACCGGGCAGGAGGAGAGAGAGATGAGCAAGCAGATCGGCAAGTGGGAGAACCTGGGGACCTTCGAGGGATGCACCGAGTGGAGCCTGGAGGTCGGCGGGGAGTGGGTCGCCAGGATCCAGCGGGAGCGCCCCACCCGCTGGCACGCCAACGGGGTCGGCGGACTCGTGCGGGACCGTGAGGCCCCCTGGGTCTGGTGCGCGGACGTGGACGGAGCCGACGTGGAGATCCCCAACGGGGCCACGGTCCGAGAGGCCAAGGCGATCGTCCTCCAGGCCCTGATCGCATGAGCGCGACCCCAGACACCCATAGCCCCGCCCGGGGCCTTGTACCGGGCAGGAGGAGACGATGAGGACGAAGATCGATCGGGGTTGGTATGAGGTGCGGGGCTCCCACGTCGTGGCGACCTTCCACTATGGCGGGGATCGGTGCCGAGACTGGATCGTGACCCAGGACGCGGAGCAAGCCAGGGCGATCCACCATGCCGCCCAGCACGCGGATCCGCTGGATCCCCGCTACCGGGTCCACCTCTGCGACGTGGACGGGGTCTTTAGCAGGCTCTCCGACGCCACCGCGGCCATCCTGAGATGAGCGCGACACTAGACCGGATCCGAGCCCAGCGCGCGATCCTCGCGGCCCGAGAGGGCGACGGGGAGACCGCGCGGGCTCATGCGGCGGGGCTCTCTGGGGAGCCTCGGAGGCTCGTGGAGGAGGCCCTGGAGATGGAGGAGGCCCTGGGGAGCCTGTTCGGGTTCCTGCTGTATGTGTGGCCGGTCCTCCACGGCGCGCGGCCATTCCTCCCGGCTCCCTACGTGCGCGTGATGTGTGACTGGATCGAGGAGCGGATCACATACCGCCGCCCCAACGGCTACCTCGCGGTCCCTCCCGGGTCCATGAAGTCCGTCGTGGGCTCGGTCCTCTCCGCGCCCTTCCGGTGGCTCCACGATCCGACGTGGACGTGCATCTGGCTCAGTGGCTCGGATCGGGTGGTCTCCCGGGACTCAGGCCGCGCCCGGTACATCATCCGCTCGGAGCGATACCAGCGGCTCCTCCGGTATCAGGTCCGAAGGCTCCGAGAGCTTGACCAGTGGAGGGGCGGACCCTGGGACGAGGTCCTCCAGGCGGGGGATCAGCCGTGGGCCTTCCGCGATGACAAGAATGAGCGCCTCTGGTTCGAGTTAAACAGCGGCGGGGGCCGTCAGTGCCTCAGCACCCGGAGCACCCAGATCACCGGCCTCCGTGGCGGGATGTGGGGCGTAGACGATGCCCTGGACGCCTCGGAGGTGATCCGCGGCTCGGAGGATCAGACCGCCCGCCGACTGCTAGAGGTGCGGAGCGTGATCGCGGGCCAGCTATGGAACCGGATCGATGACCAGCGGGACGGGCATCACGCCCGCATGGTGATCGGCCAGAGGCTCCACGATCTGGACGTGGGAGGGTGGCTGATCCGCATGGGCTGGGATCACCTCTGCCTCCCCGCCGAGTATGACCCCGAGCACCCCCACGCCTCGCCGTCAGATCCGCGATCTGAGCCCGGGGAGTTACTCCACCCGGTCCTCCTATCGTCTGAGATCCTAAACCGCCAGAGAGAGGTGATGGGGCCGTCACAGTACGCCGCCCAATACCGGCAGGACCCCCAGAAGGAGGGCGGGAACGAACTAGCGGAGGCCCTGGACGCTTGTCCCCGATTCTTCGAGCACCCGGCCACGATCACGATGGATCAGAGGTGGGCCAGCATTGACGCCACGTTCGGGACCACCAAGGCCACCTCCTCCCGCGTGGCGATCGAGGCTATGGGACGCCAGGGCGCGATCCTGTACCTGTACGACCTCGACGCGGACGTGATGACGTGGCACGAGATGCGCCAGCGGTGTCTCGACTTCGCGCGGGCTCAGTCCCCGGGGCTGGACTCGTTCATCGTGGAGACCAAGGCCCTCGGCCCCGCCCTCGTGGAGGACCTTCAGAGGGTGATCCGAGGGGTGGAGGGGTTCTCCCCTGGGTCTCAGTCGAAGGAGAGCCGGATCGGCGTCCTCGCGGCCCGTATGCGCTCAGGGCAGGTCTACCTCCCGCACCCCGACGCCACATGGCTCCGCCGCGTCTCGGTGAGCTACTCGGAGATCGCCACCCTCCTCCCTATCGCCAGGGCGCGCGGGGACCGGTGGCCGGATGCACTCGGGAAGGACTCGGGGCGCGTCTCCGTTCCGTGGGTCGTGATGTTCGAGGCTGAGTGCCGAGACGGGACCGGGCGGAACGACCTTCCCGACGCGGCGGCTCAGGGCGTGATCTGGGAGCAACGGAAGAGGCCGACCGAGCGGATCAAGCTGACGCCCGCGGCCCCGGAGATCGCGTCCCCGTGGTTTTCCGGGGATATGTGGGACGGATCTGGCGGGTTCTAACCGCTGTACGTCTCGCCTTTTCCGTCTTTTTTCGCTTTTCCGCTTGCGCCCGTGTGGGTGGTCATCTATAACTAACTCATCGACGGGGACGAACCCCGCGGAGGAGAGAGACCATGAACATCGCCCGCACCATCCAGACCCAACTCGGCGGCGCTCTCGTGATGATGGGAGCCTTCAACCTGATCGACCACGGGGACGCCCTGTCCTTCAAGTTCCGCGGGAGCCGAAAGGCCAACTACCTCAAGATCACCCTGGCCGGTGATGACACCTACACGATGGACTTCCTCAAGCTGGGCCGGAACTTCTCGATCAAGGAGGTGGCGTCCTTCTCCGGTGTCTACGCCTCGAACGTCAAGAGCGTGATCGAGTCCACCACGGGCCTCTACACGAGCCTCTAGGCCACAAGCCCCGCTCCGATCAAGCCCCGCCCAGGCGGGGTTTTTTCGTTCTAGAAACGCTGGACGCCTCGCCTTTCCGATATTTCTTCGCTTTTCCGCTTGCGCTCGATATCGCCCGCGTCTATAAATAGAGCATCGACGGGGCAACGACGCCCCAGGAGGAGAGAGACCATGACCGCACTTGACGCCGACCTCGCCCGCTTCGCCGCCTCTGACCTTCGCCTCGCCCGCAAGCAAGGGGACGCCCTCATCGGCCAGACCCGCCTCGGGACGCTCTCGCTCCGCTACGACGCGGGCCACTACTCCCTGACCACCACGGGGATCGCGCCCACGGTGATCGCGGAGGGCAAGGCCGCGACGGTCAAAGCCGCGCTGGCCGACTGCTACCTGATCGACTAGCAACCCAGAGCCCGCCCGGGGGCCTTGTACCCGGGAGGAGGAGAGAGAGATGAGCAACTGGTCTGTGATGACGTTCCGCGCCGGGAGCCGTGTCTGGCGCTCCCAGATCCGCCGCAACGGGCGGATCGTGCAAGAGATCGAGTACACCGGCACGAAGCGTGCCGCGGAGACTGACGCCCGCGTGACGATGGAGGCCCTCGCTAGGGCCGAGAGCTAGGGAGGGAGCCATGAACAACCCCGGCCATTGCATCACCCCCGGAGGGGAACTCGGAGCGATCTGGACCTTCACCTCCAGGGCGGACGCCGCCGCGTGGCGGGAGGAGTTGAGGCGGGAGAACCCGGATCAACGTGTGCGGATCGTGCGGCGGACGCTGGCCGTGCTGGGGTCGTCCACGCCGATCTTCTGCCTCGTGATCGGAGGCTAAAGAGGAGACGGAGAGGCCCTGGGGAAATCCTCGGGGCTTTTTCTTTCGCTTTTTTTCGCTTTTCCGCTTGCGCCCAATATCGAGGGGGTCTATAAATAATCCAACGGGGGCACGGAGCACCCGGGAGGAGAGAGAACATGACCACGAACGCCGCCAACTACGCCGACCTCAACAACTGGTTCTCGATTCGCCGCGGCGATGGTCTCGATGTCCTGCGGTCCAAGGACAGCAAGTGCGAGATCCGTAGCTATCGTGACGAGGTCTCCGGCGAGCGGGTGTATGACCTGTACTACCAGCGGCCCGGATCGCTCGGTGCGATGGCTTTCGGTGACACCTACCAGAGCAGCCAGACGGCGGCGGAGGCCGCGCCCGGACTCTTCGAGGTGTCGCGCTAAGTCAACCCACGAGCCCCGCCCCGGGCCTAGTACGGGGCACCCTTGACGGTTGCGCGATCTTATGCCCGCGCGTACTTTGCTCGCGTGGAAGACAACGGCTCACTCACTTGGACCCTGGCGGTTGACGCGGCGACGGTGGAACGCGCCAAGGCCACGGGTCAGCCCCAGATCACCGTCCCGCGCGAGATCACCGCCCTGGCGACTCAGGCCCCAAGCGGGCTCCCTCGGAAGGACTACGCGCCCCCGAGCGTCTACGTCTCCGGGGGTGAGGTCCAGCTAGAGCACAACGACCGGCTCGATCAGGATCAGTGGTTCGGGTTCGACGGGTACATCGGCTTCCGGGACAAGATGGTCCGCGAGTGGCCGATCCTCCAGGCGGGGAAACTGGCCTGGAGCCTCTCCACGCTCTCGCGCCAGTGGCGGATCGATCCCCCGAAGGGCGGCGATTCCCGCGACCTGATGATCGCGGAGTTCGCCCGCACGGTGATCGATGACCACTACGCGGGCGGCGGCGGCGGGATGATGGGCCTCCTGAGCCAGTTCGCCACGCTCCCGACGGATGGCTTCGTCCTGGGCCAGCCATACTATCCGGTCGATCCCACGATCACGGTCCGCGATGACTCCGGGGCCGTGGTCCTACAGGGCGCACACACGCTCCAGATCGCTCCGATCCCCGCGTGGAACGTCCAGTATTGGCTCCCCGAGCCGGGGCCGCACAATCGGACCGTGTGGGGCGTGGAGGTGTACAACGTCGGAGGGGACGAGGAGATCGCCAAGGCGACCCGCGCCCGCAACTACGACAACGTGCGATTTAGGGCGGATCAGCTAGTCCACGCGCGCTTTATGCCCCAGGGGAACGACCCCGCGCCCTATGGCCTCCTCCGGCCCAACTGGAGCCTCTGGGAACAGTGGCGCACCCTGAGCAAGCTCCAGATCAACGGGTGGCAGAAGGCGGCATTCGGGATCCCACAGATCGAGACGACGGCGGAGGCGAACCCCGGCGATATCGCCACGGTGAATCAGATCGTCTCCAACCTCCGCGCGGGGGCTCTGGCGAGGTACTCCCTCCCGCCCGGGTTCCGGGTCACCTACCGGGAGGTGCCGTTCAGAGCGGGCGACCTCGACAAGACCAAGCAGCAACTCAAGATGGACGCCCTCGCCGGGATGTTCGCTCAGCATGTGGCGACCGGCTCCGCCAACGGGACCCAGGCCCTCCACGGGAGCCAGAAGCAGGAGTTCCACGCCCTGGCCGAGTATGTGGCGCGGACCATCGTCTCCACCCTGACGCGCGGCCCCGTCTCCACGGCCCCCTTGAAGCGTCTGGTCTCGCTCAATTTCCGGGACGTGGAATCCTATCCGGTCCTGTCCTTCGGCCCCATGCCGGTCTCGGACCCGTCCGAGTTCGTGGCCGCGATCACGAAGGCATCCGACGCGGGCGCGTTGACTCTGGACGGCGGGATCGAGGCCACGATCCGCGATGCGCTGAACCTGCCTGAGATGCCGATGGAGACCTCGGCCCAGTGGAAGGCGCGACTCCAGAACGAGGCCCCGCCGAACATCACGCCGACCCAGGCGGACACGGGCGAGGAGGACGAGCCAGACGGACCGGACGAGCCCCCGGAAGGTCCGCCCGATGGGGACGGCGGCGGAGTCACTGACTCGGGCGGCGAGGAGGCCGACGAGGCGGAGGATCAGTCCGAGGTCCGAGCGGCGGCGGAAGACCCCGCGAAGACTCCCGCCCTCCCTGAGGAGCGGGTCCGCGGCTCGAAGAAGAACCCCGAGGGATCCGCCAGTGGAAAGCGAGGCGGGATCGAGGTCTCGCCCGCGGTGGAGGAGGCCCTACGCGCCAAGGTCGAGGACCACAACGATGGCCGCACCTCGAAGGCTCGACGGGTGGACCTGGGCGCTCTGAAGGCTGTGTATCGACGCGGGGCGGGTGCCTTCTCCGTCTCCCACCGTCCAGGGATGACCCGGAACCAGTGGGCAATGGGGCGCGTCAACGGGTTCCTCCGCCGCGTGGCTGGCACCGGAGGCCACCCCCAGGACGATGATCTGCTCCCAGAGGGCCACCCGAACAAGCCACAGGCCGCGGCGGATCTGCTCCCCGAGTCCCGCGTGATGGGGGATCGGATCGTGGCCGGTCCCGGTGGTCGCGCGGTCCGTCCGATCGAGACGGTGATCCGCCTCTCGGAGACCCTCGCGGTCACGAACGCCGGGAAGGACGAGGTGACGAAGGTCCTCGTGGACTGGCGGATGGAGACCGCGAAGGAGTACGGGGACAGGCTGGAGAAGGACGCCGAGACCCTCGGGGACGTGGCGGACATCCCGGTCCCGAACGAGCGCGAGCTAGAGCGGAACCTGATCACCGCCCTCCGCCGTGTGTACCGCTCGGGGCGGCTCTCCGTCGAGAGCGAGATGGATCGCCTGGAGGATGACCCGTCCTTGGCGGCGGACCTCGCAACCGGTGAGGCCAAGGTGGGCTCCCCGGGGATTCCAGCGCCGGAGAGGACCCTGGTGGCCTCCGCGGAGTCAGACACACACATTCCCCCGGAATCGGTGCGAAAGGCCGCGAGAGACGCTCTCAGCGCCCGCAAGGACGCACACCCAAGCGAGCGAGGGATGACCGCGGTGGGTCTGGCCCGTGCTCGGGACCTCGCGAACGGACGCCCGGTCACGATCGCCACGATGCGTCGGATGAGGTCCTACTTCGCCCGCCATGAGGTGGACAAAGAGGGCGCGACTTGGGACGAGAAGGGCAAGGGCTGGCAAGCGTGGCAGGGCTGGGGCGGCGACCCTGGCCGCGAGTGGGTGGAGCGGATCTTGGAGCGCGAGGACGCCCGCGCGATGGCTGAGCACGCCGCTTGCCCCGCGGCGACTCAGAGCGTCCAGATCAACACCCGGAACCGGGACGCGACGGTCCGCCAGTTCGGCTATGGGCCGCTCAATGTGGACCGCCCTGGGGACTTCTGGGAGGAGATCGCGGAGGCGTGGGACACGTCCGAGGAGGCGGCGCGGGAGAGCCTCTGCGGGAACTGTGTCGCCTTCGATGTGTCCCCCAGGATGGAGGCATGTATGCCGGGGCCGGTGTCCGACGAGGACGGGCGGCTCGGGTACTGCCACATGCACCACTTCAAATGCCACAGCGCGCGGACGTGCCGAACGTGGGCGAAGGGCGGACCCATCACCGAGGACGAGGTCTCCCTGGAGTGGCAGGAGCGGTCCTCGGGGGCTGTGGCGTCCTCTGATCACGTCCACGGCCCCGGCTGTGGGTGCGGGTCTTCCGGGGCGCTCCTCGACTCTCGGAGGCTCGTGGAGCGGATCCGCGCGATGGCGGATCAGCCCAAGGCCGGAGGGAGGCGGAAGGTCCGCGCGCCGAAGCCCGCCCCGGCCCAGCCTGAGAGCGAGGTGGACGAGATCGAGCCGAACGAGGCGATCGAGTCCGTGGCGCGGACGACCGTGGCGGCGATGGTCGCGCGGCTCCGCAACCGAGCCCAGAGCGTCCTCCAGAACGCCGGGATCGGCGGGGCTCTGCCCACCCTCGGGATCGGGGCTCTGGTGACGAGCGCGATCCGCGCCCTCTCTCCCGGCACGGAGGCCAATCAAGCGCAAGCGGATGTGAATACCACCTTCGGCCTGGGGCGAGCCCAGCAACAACGGGCCGAGGGCGCGGACCGGTTCATCTTCAGCAACCTCTTGGAGAGCCAGACCTGCCAGTTCTGCGATCAGTTCGACGGGACCGTTTTCGGCCCCGATGAACTGGACTTCTTCGCCACGCCCTTCCAGCTATGCGAGGGCGGGGACAAGTGCAACTGTCTGATCCTCGCGGTCCCGCCCGAGCAGGAAGAGTTCCGGCCCGACCTCGGGTGATCTGGGGGGTCTTGAGTGTTCACGTCCCACCGCTTTCCGCGGCCCTTCTGGTACCCCACGATCTCCTTCTTCCAGTCCCCGGTGACGAAGGACGTGGCCCTAGCTCCGACTCCAGGGACCCTGACGGCGACGGCGGCGGCTGAGTATGGGCGGGTAGGCACCTCGGAGGCGCGGCACATCGCCTACGCCCACCTCCACCACGAGGTGGACGGCTCCTCGGGCTCCACCACTATGGAGATGTACCGGAGGCGGGGCGCGGTGGTGACTCTGATCGCGAACGTGACCTTGGCCGCGGGCTCGGGGGACTTCACGACCGTGGCGTGGACCTTCACCTCCCCCGCGGTCCAGTACCTCCAGGCGGGGGATTACCTCCACGTCCAGGCCACGAGCAAGATGGGCGGGAGCCCCGTGGCGTTCATCGACGTGCATTGGGACGCCTTTGAGGGGCTCGGATAGTGGCGCGACCCCCACGGACCACACTCCCAGACGGGATCGGCAAGGAGGCGGATCGGGTGGTCGCACTCCGCGAGGGATTGACCGCGGACGCGGTGCGGAAGATGCGCCAGAAAGCGCAGATCCCCTCGGCCCACGGATGGGGAGGGGATCGGCGCTCGAAGGACTGGCGGGAGAAGGGCTAGACGTACCGGCGACCGTGCGAGTCTCGAATGGAGACGGACTCGACGTGAAGGTTCATGAACTTGAACCCGGACTTCCGATGCCAAGCCACATAGGCGGCGCTCTCCTCGGCCTCTGATTCTGACGGGTACTCCCCCACGAGCACCCAAGACCTTCCGGTAAAGAACTCGACACAGAACATCACTCTCTCCTCCCGCGGCGCTTCGTGCCCCGCTAGTGAGTTAGTTATAGAAACCAGCCAGACCGGACGCAAGCGGAAAACGGAAGAAAGTTGGAAAAAGAGCCCCAAGCACGAAACCCCGCACGGGGCGGGGCTTGTGTGCGGCCCGTGTGGGCTCAATCGACGTAGGATAGCTGAGCGTCGCAAGCCCGTTTCCAAACCGCCGCCCGGTAAGCCGCGCGCTCGTCCCAATCGCCCCAATCGTCCTCTCCCGCAGCCTCGCAAGCCGCCTCCCAATCGTCCTCTCCCGCAGCCTTGCGAGCCGCCGCCAGTTCGCCGTCCAGCCAAGCCTCGGCGGCATCGCAGAGCGCCATCGCGGCCTCAACGTCACCGCCGCGGGCTGCGGCCTTAACCTCATCCTCGACTCCCCACAAGGCGGCGCGGTTGAACTCGGCGGCGCTAGCGGCGAAACCGGCCTCGATAGCCTCGCCCTGGAGGTTGCGGTAGAGGCGGCGGAAGATGGTCAGGTCGTTGTTCATGGTGTCTCTCCGGGCGGGTTGTTGTTGTTGTGTCCCGCTGACGATTTATTTATAGAACGCCCCCACATTCAGCGCAAGCGGAAAAGCGAAGAAAGTTGGAAAAAGATCCGGGAGCGGGCCTCCGTCCCCGTTTTTTCCGTTTGAATCCGCACCCGTTACGCTTGCAACCTTTCCGCGATGCCGTTCCCGAATCAGCACGCCGCACGCCAGAGGGACCCCGAAGGCTTCATCCGGTTTCGGATGGGCAAGCTCCCAGGGGCTCCCGAGTGGCTCTCCGTCGTCTATGGGGTCCGCGCCGATGGCGGCTCCGAGATCCAGTCCGTCCGCGCTGACGCGGCGCGAGTGGGCGCGGAGGAGTTCAAGCAATGGCTTCGGGAGCATGGGATGGCTCACCGGATCGAGGAGGCCACTGGCGAGATGGGCGAGCATGAGGAGGAGGAGGCCCACATGGGCGACCACTCCGACAAGCCACACCAGATGGAGATGGCGTACCACCCCGAGATAGGGATGGCCAACCGGGCCGACTTCACCCAGCCCGAGTACCTCAAGGCCCCCCGGATGCTCGGGGAGGCGTATGAGCCCCACGCCGTGGCCCTCATGGACGGTCAGCGGGTAGAGGTCGAACTACTCCGCACGGGCGAGCACCGGCCCCGCATGATGGGCGGGAAGCCGCACTCCGGCCCCTCTGCCCTCATGGTCACCGAGGAGATGATCGACTCCCTGGTTCGGGGCTTCGCGGCTGCGAAGCAAGCGGATCACTATGTCGGCGGCTCGGTCCCCGTGGGCTATGAGCACGACGAGGTGAGCGCGATCCGGGACGGGAAGATCGACCCCGCGGACGTGAAGCGGCTGGCGGCGGTCTACCGCGAGGTGCGGAAGCGCATGAACGCGGACGGCTCAGCCTCGCTCATGGGCTCGTTCGAGTACACCGACGAGGGCCGAGGCAAGGTCCGCGCGGGAGAGTTCCGCGGGTTCTCGCTGGTCTTCGCCCCTCCGGGGATGGCGCTGGACTCGAAGGGACGCCCGATCGACGAGTACGTCCCGATCGGCGGAACCCTCACGAACCGCCCCTTCGTTCGCACAATGGACCCGATCGCGGCGTCCGAGATCAACCCAAAGGAGGTCCCTCAGATGGACATCAAGCACTTGCGCGGCCCGCTCGCGCTTTCGGAGAGTGCTACGGAGGCGGACGCTCTGGCCGCTCTCGTGGCCCTCAAGGAGCAGGCCGAGAAGGCCGTGGTCCTTGAGGACGAGTTGAAGAACGTGACCGCGGAGCGTGATGCCGAGCGGGAGAAGGTCGCCGCCCTTGGCGAGCGTGACCGCACCCTGACGCTCCGGCAGGCTGTGGCCGATGGCCGGATCGCCAAGGCCCAGGAAGACCGCTACTGGCGCGTCCTGACCGCCCTCGGCGAGGAGGAGGCCCACGCCCTCTTCCCCGTCCAGAACATCCCCACCCAGCCGGTGGCGGACGTGGTGGCGGCTCCCTCCGAGGGGACCGCGCCCAAGGGCGACGACTTCGACGCCACGATGGCCCTGGCGGAGAAGATCCAGAAAGAGCACGGGATCACCGAGGCGGAGGCATTCGTCCGCGCCTGGGACTCCCTGAGCAGCAACACCCAGGCGGAGGCGTAGACCATCATGGGACAGAAGTGGAAGCCAGAGATCCAGTCCTTTAAGACCAACGCGAACTTCTCGGCCAACTCCTGGCACATCGTCAAGTTTGCCGCGGACGCTGATATCGACCTCTGCGGAGCCGGTGAACTGATGTTCGGCGCTCTCACCGACGAGGTGGGCGAGGCCAACACCGATGACAAGTACGTCGATGTACAGGTTGGCGGAGTCATCAAGGTTGAGGCCGGAGCCACCGTCACGGGCGGCACCCTCGTTATGAGCAACGCGGCGGGCGAAGCTATCCCCGTCACCACCGGCAACTACGCCCTCGGACAAGCGATCCAGGGCGGCGCAGACGGCGAGTTGATCTCCGTCCTCTGGTCAGTCTCCTACTACGAGGAAGGGTAGTCTCCAATGGCCAATCGTAGCGATTTCACACAGGATCGGTTCCTCCAGCGTTACGCGCGCATGCTCGCGCCGGAGGATGGGTCCTTCATTGCGTACAACAGCGCCGCGTGCCCCGTCATCGACGTGGACACGATGAGCGGGAACTTCATCGACGTGGGTCTGGGCTTCGCCGCTGAGTCCCCGTTCGACGATATGGTCCTCGGCCCCGGCATGGACCGCCCCAACGTGATCCGCACGTCGATCACCGAGGTGGACGGGTGGAACCTTAACGAGCGCGCCCAAGGCGTCCTCGTGAACAAGACCTCCCAGAAGTTCGCGATGGGGAACGGTAACGACCTCCGCCGCGCGCACACCGCCCGGCTGATGAAGTACACCTCCATCGTCCGCGAGCGTGTCCTCGCCAACCTCGTCTTCAACGCGACTACCTTCTCCGGCTTTACCGCCGCGGTGGGTACTCAGTGGGACGCGGCTGGCTCGGATCCGGTGGCGGACGCCCTGACGGCTCAGGACTCCGTCCTGACCAACGCCGGGGTCAAGCCCAACACCGCGATCATGGGATACGAGGTGTACAAGGCCCTGCGGACCAACGATCGGATCCTCGAACTGTGGAGCCGCACCTCGTCCAGCGGCGGGATCGTCCCCGACGACGCCCTGGCCGCGGCCCTCGACGTGGATCGGATCATCGTCGGCGCGGCGAGCAGCAACACCGCAGCGGAGGGGCTCACGGAGAGCAAGTCCTTCATCTGGGGCAAGTTCTGCCTGTTCGCCCACATCGTCCAGAGCCCGACCCCGTACACGCCCCAGTCCTGCATCCAGCGGTTCCGGTTCCGCGGCGCGGGTGACCCGGAGATCCGTCGCTACGACCTCCCCGGTTCGTACCAGGAGCAGATCGACGCGATTTACTGCGAGCAGTTCACGGTGCCGACCCCGGCCCTGGGCTACCTGTGGTCCTCGGTCGTCTCCTAATCACACCTGAGAGGAGGTAGGCCATGAGCCTTCCAGTTCTTGTAGATCGGGTGTTCCTCGGTGATGTGACGATCAACCGGTCCCTGACTGTCACGGGCGATCTGCTCGCTCCGCAGTTGGTGACCGAGGAGATCGACGACCCGGGCGATGCGGGGGCCATTCCGGTGACCTCCTCGGGCTCGTGCATGTTGACCAGTGGCGGCAGCGGCGAGACGCGAACCCTCGCGATCCCGGCGTTCGTCGGCCAGCGGCTGAACATCGGCTTCGACACGGACGGCGGTGGCGACATCGTGATCACCGTGGCCCAGCCGGTGAACCAGACCGGGAACAACACCCTGACCGGGCAGGATGCGGGCGACCACATCAGCCTGGAAGCCATCACCGTGGGAGGTGCCTACCGCTGGCGCGTCCTCGCGAATGACGGCTTCGGCCTGACTACGGTCTGATAGAGAGCAACGGATAGGAGCGCATCCAATGGCTCGCTATAAGGTCGCGCCCGGTCGGGCAGTAGGAAAGCAGAACGGGGGCGGGGTCATCCGCTCGGGTGATCCCCTCCCGGATCTCTCCCCCGCGGACATCGCCCGCTTTCTAGCGGACGGGTCGATCGTCCTAGACGAAGCGGTGGAGAAGGAGCCCCCCCAGGAGCCCGCACCCTCGCCCATCTCTCCTCCGGGAGGGGGTGCGGACTCCGCTCCGGGGTTCTCGGTCCCTAGCAAGTGGCCGAGCATCAAGAGCATGCCCGCGTATCTGGAGGGCCTGAGCGCCGCCGAGGTGCGTTTTCTCCAGGCCAACGACCCCAGGGTCTCCTCGGCCTCGGAACAGGTCTACAGGGACGCCCTGGCGGCTCTGGAGGCGGAGTGATGAAGGTCCGCCTCTTGTGCCCCATGCGTGGGGCATTCCGAGTGGAGGGCGAGCCTCGCCCGGTCCCGAGCCTCCCGGCTGGGGCTGTGATCGAGGTCTCGGAGGATGACGCGGAGCGGATGATCCGCCGTCGTCAGGCGGAGGCCGTCAAGGCTCCCGCGCCGAAGAAGGCGAAGAAGGCAAGCAAGCCGAAGGAGGGCTAACCCGTGCCGTTTAACGCGAGCATCTCCGAGGCCCTCAGTCACGCGCCCCAGGTCGGAACCCTGACCTCCACGACCACGCCCACGAGCACCCAGGGGACGTTCCTCTGGGGCCGGGCGTATGACTTCATCCGAACTCAGCTCAAGATGGCGGGCGTCTCCGTCGCCTTCACGGCCTCCAGCGCGGGGGAAGGGTGGGCCAAGGAGGTGGAGTCCCTCCTCACGTCTGGGCGCGTCCTGGAGGCCAAGGGGAGCGTCGGAGTGCGCGCCCAGGGCGTCCGAGCCGCGGGCCAGGGTGACACGACGGCCCAGAGGCTGATCGAGGCCGCGATGGAGATGCTCGCGCAACTCCGCGAGGATCGGCAGTTGCGGCGGGTCTTGATCGCAGACGGCGCGGCAGATGACCTCCCGGCCTCTCCCTTCGCCAACTCGGACTGGACGGACGGCAAAGATCCAGACTACTCCGAGACTTGGGGCGGGGATAACGTGGCGTACATCCCCGGGCCGGTGATCCAAGACGCGGAGCCGCTCTAATGGTCTCCCGCTCACAGTTCGGCGGGCGCGTCGGGGACGGCTTCACGATCACGATGGAGCCGGGGGGCCTCAAGTTGCTCCGCGGCATGGAGAAGTGGGCGGATCTGATCGAGGACGCCTCCGAGGCGTGGCCCCACGTCACGACCCTGATCCACCGTCACAACATGCGGACCTTCAAGTCAGAGGGCGCGGCCACAGGGAATCGGCGCAAGTGGGCTCCGTTGTCCCCGGCCTATGCGATCCAGAAGGCGCGAGAGTTCCCGGGCCGTCCGATCCTTGTGCGTACTGGGGCGCTCCGTAGTGCGCTCACGGGCGGTTCCGGGTCTCGTGTCCGCAAGACGAAGAAGACCCTCACGGTGGGGGCGAAGGGCGAGCAGGCGGAGATCGGCACATACCACCAGTACGGGACGGCGTACATGCCCGCGCGCCCTCCGATCAAGTTCGACCCGAGGATCAAGCCCGGGACGCTCCCCTATGTGGTGTCCCAGATCCTCCAGGCCATGATCGTCGCTAAGCGACGGCAGGCCCTCGGTGCCGACGCCGGGATCATCGACGCCAAGGACTTCGAGCGCCGCCAGGGCTCCATGCAGCGCCTCGCGCGCAAGAAGACCCGCTGATGCCGATCGTCGGAGCCAGACTGGTCACGGACGCCCTGTATGCGTTCTTGACGACCTCGGACAGCGTCCGCGCGTCCTTCAATGACCACCTCGCAACGTACAGGAGCCAGGAGGGCATCTCCATCGACGAACTCCCGGATGTGGTGCAATGGGACAACTACGTCTTTTTGGGCTCTCAGACGGACACCCAGAGCCCCTACGGTGGGGT